CCTCAAGGTAGTCCCCAGCGTTAAGCTCAAATATGGCCGAGCGAGACACAACCAAAACAGACCCGTTTTGATGCAGTGCGTTCTTCATTGTTGACCCGGCAACGTCAGAACCATTGACGCGAGGCCAGAACCAAAAGTTTACAGTTGAGCTTGATGTTGATGCAATCTGCGCCGAAAAGCTAATCATGTACTGACCAGCCTCATCAAACACAATGCGCGAAGCTGGCGTGCCGTTGGCAATGCCGTCAGAGGTGCTGGAGGCGTAGGTCAAAGCATAGGCCGTGTTTATAGCCGCAGCCGTTTGGTCAGTTGTCACGGCTCCAGCGTACTGGCCATCTTCAAGCACAACCTGCACCCACGCGCCGTTTTTGCTCACAACTGGATATTGGTTAATTCGATCCCACATAAGCGTGCCATCGTCAGCCGCGCTTTCATCGCCAGTCTGCTGGACCAGCGGTGAGCGCGTCTGAGATAGGTAAGACATAAGGCGTCGGCCCCAAGTCTGCCAATCCTTATCTCTTGGCTCTGGTGGACGGTTCTGCTGCGTCATCGACGCCCCCCGGCAACCGCGTCAACACGGTTAATGCCAACACGCCAATCCGCCAACCGCTCACCCTCAACGCGCATGCGAACTTGACGCCCGGTAAACCTGACCGAAGTTGGGTTGCTCATAGAGTAAGGCCCGTATGAACGCTCAGTGCCGTTGGGGTAAAAGCGCGTCTTAAAGGTGGCATTTACGTCACCTTGCGACTTTTCATCCGGCAGCATTTGCGTGACGCTCATAACTTGGTCGCCAGCGCCAATGCGGAACGGGCCAGTTTCAGCAAACGGCGTCAGTGTGCCATAGTTAAAGCCAATCTCATGCTCGTATATTTTGTAATCCGCTGGATCAGCCATCATTGGCTGGCGGAAGGCACCCCGGTCAATGCCAGCAGTGCGGGCCAAATTGCCGATGGTCCATGTGTTCTCAACGTAATTATATGAAACGTAGCGGTCATTTTCCGTTGACGCTGCGCTTGGATAAAACCAAGTTACCTCGCTAAACATTGAGTTTGACATGCCAAACGCCTTACTAATCTGGCCTTTGTTAATGTCATTGAACACATAGTCGGCCACGTCACACGGCAACTCCTGCACAGCACCGCCTGTGTATGCGTAAAACGAATTAACGCCCATCCAGAACGCGCCGCGATCAACCACAACCGCAGCTTGCTTTGCAGCCAAGCCACAGCTCGTGCCAACGCGCTCAATGCCGTAGACGTATGGCGGGCCAATGTAGTTGGCAACATGAGCATCGCGCGTGGTTAGGAGTAAAGTTTGACCTGCAACGGTCATGCCCTTCATCAATGCGCCTGACGTGTTTAGCTCAAGATCACCCGCCTCGTTTGTTGCGGCTGGCGTCCATAGGTTATTGTTCTCACGGTCTGACCAGCTCACCAAACGCGGGTTGCCGCCAGCGCCAAGTGCAAACAGAAAGCGCTCTTCAGTCACAACCATGCCGAGGTTGTCTACTGGCGCGTTGGACAAAGCCGCTGCGGGTGTGCCTGTGCCAAGCTGCCATTCGTAAATCTTGCCGTCGTCTTCGTTGCAAGCCAGCAGGTATTCGCCCCACGACTGCAAGTCCCAGCTTGTTGCGGGCTGGATGCGAACTGTGTCAGGCCGGGCAATGCCGTATGCGTAAGCGCCAAACTCAGCGCCGCCGTAGCCCGTGAATGAAACTGCATCCTCTCTGCCTGCCGTTAAGCCAACGGGAGTAATGTCGTACCGCGCGCCAGTGGACGCCCAAACGTACAGTTTGTTGTACGTCCCAGACGTAATCCATCGGTCATTGTTGTTTGTAATCCAAGTGGTCATGCCGCGCAAAGTTGCGTTGGCTGCATTATTGTTGCGCGTGCGCCATCCGCCAACTGGACGCATAACGCCATCATTCCAACGGACAAGGCTGGCATCGCGCCATCGGCCCATGCTCTGCAAGTCAGTCCCGTTGCGGTAAACGCCAGCGGGAATGTTTAGATCAATTAAAGCCATTGTCGCCTCTCACAGTATGCGCTTGGTCTAATGTAACACAAAGTATGGTAAAATAACAACGCTGCCAACTATAGTTGCCACTGCATCCCATTTGTCAGGCGTGCCGCGTCCCGTGGCGTCATATATCTCTTTTCCGATAGCAGCCACGCAGCAAGCAAAAAAGCCCCAATGAGGGGCTGAGTATAAAGTAACGGAGGCAGCTATTGCCGCCCCCGCTAAAAAGTGTGCCTGCTTATCAATCGGCAGCTTCATCTTCACCTTCCGCTGGCGCTTCCAATGATGCAGTCAGCATATTCACAAACGCATCCTTGCCGACCATTAACTGATCCATATTAAACTGCGCAGAGCTAATTTTCTGCTGCAAAGAGTTGATGTGATTAATCATCACTTTTTGCTGATCCGTCAGTTGGTCTTCAGTGTAGTCAACATCGTTGATCGTGATTACCTTTTTGTCTTCGGCCATCGTGATCTCCTTTAATTTAAGTTAAGCCCAAGGTGTTCCAGAGGCAGTCGTTGGATTTGCAATTGCATTAATCTTGTCAGCAATAGCAGCTTCAGTGGCATCCTTGTCCACCGATCCGTGTACCCAGCCCAAGACTGTTTCTTCAGTCAAGTCAGCAAAGGCAATGAAGCCATCAGCCGATGGGTCTGGGGTGTGTGATGTTGTCCCATAAGAACGTGCAGAGTTTTCATCTGCGTCAGTGCCGAGGCAATACCAATGACAGGTAATTACACCATCATCTGCTGTATTGCGTTCCATGTTGGCAACTGACCATGTGTATGTAATAGCCATTGTGTTATCCTTTTCTGACTGGTTACGATTAAGCGTTTTCTAGGGCAGTGATCCGTGCCTCTAGTTCTTGGATTGTAGCGACCAAGAGTGGCACTAGCTTGCTTTGGTCAATGCCTTGGTATTCTGGATTACCGTCTGCATCGACTTTGTTGTGTGTGCCAGTAACTGCCTCTGGCACTACCGTTGCCGCTTCGTGTGCTAGGAAGCCATCAACAGTAGTGTCTGCATCTGCAATGAAGTTAAAACGCTTAGGCTCTAGCTGCTTGAGGCGTTCTGTTGCGCCTGTTAACTCAACTACGTTTTCTTTTAGACGGTAATCTGATGTGGTGTTATAAGAAGTAGAAGAACCACTTGATGTAATTGTGCCAACAACAGTTGCTCCAGCTTTGAAATCAAAATGGTAATATGTTCCGCTTTGATTAACTGCCACGCTTTCATAACAGTAACTTCCAATTGCATTTGACGAAGAAATAAATGCCCCCGGGTCTGTTCTATTAACGCCAAGTCTACCTATGCTGTTCACAACAACCCTAGGATTACCATCCCCATCCGACAGCACGATGTTGTTGTCTGAGGTGCGGATGTCCAAGCCGCCTTGGTTGCCGTCAAATGCGCCTAAGATGGTGTTATAGGAGCCTGTAGTAACATAACGACCAGCACCATACGAGCCACCGCCCCTAGTAACGCCAACAAAGGTATTAGCACCCCCTGTAGTGGCATAACCAGCTTGATTGCCAATAAAAGTATTGTCATTAGAGGTTTGACTGGAATAGCCCGCTCTGGCACCAACAGAAACTTGGTCTGTTCCAGATGTTAGACTGTATGATGCCTGATACCCAACCGCTGTGTTGCCATCGCCAGTATTAGAGTTTAACGCCTGTTTACCAACGCCGACATTGCCAGAACCATTCTCAATCTCAATACCGCCAGACAGGTAGAGGTCTTTGAAGCGAACAACTGACGTGCCAATGCTCATAGTGCCATCGCTGCTTGCGTTATTGACAAAAGCCGCCATGGCTGTGTTGTTAAACTTCAAACCAGCGTGGTCTGTTGCGGTGCTAGAGATAACTAGATTATCGCCATCTGTTACACCAATTGTCCCGAATTGTGATGACCCACGGTATAAAGAAATGGCAGTACCTACGGTGCCAGCACCAGCGTCTTTAATTTCAAGGCCGTACTGTGATCCACTATCAAACTGAACAGCAGCCTTTGCTAATCCGCTTTGGCTTGCAGTAGTCCCCACCAGCAAGTTACCACTGGCATCAAGCGTCATGGCATCGCTTGAGCCAGAAGCGGGACTTAGGATTTTGAAACTTTGTCTACCGTTACCATCTTGAAGAACCAAACCGCCAGTACCGTCGCCAGAGATACGACCACCAGTACCATCGCCGTTTATATAAATTAGCCCGCTGCTGTCGATGCGCATGGCTTCTGACAGGTTGTTTGTCTCAAATGACATACTGTCACTAGAGTTATTATAGACAACACGCCCACGGCTAAAGTCAGACTGATCGCCAAACACAACCGCTGCAACCCCACTATCACTAGACTGAATGGTCATTGCAGTGTTTGCTGTGTTGCTGTTCAAAGTAAGGAGGTTGTTAGGCGAACTCGTGCCAATCCCAACATTACCGCTGCTGTCGATGCGCATGCGTTCTGAGCTGGCATTATTATCATAGAAAGCTAATGAGCCATCTGTTTTACTTTGTAAAATATGCTTGCGACCAGAAGAACCCGCTGACTGTAATGCTAAATCTGCGGTTCCTGAAGACTTGTAAATGTGAAGCATTGACGTGTGCGACAGTGTTCCATCACCAATTCCAACATTACCGCTGCTGTCGATGCGCATATGTTCTGTGTTGTTAGTTTCAAACGCTATAGGAATTGCTGAGTTGTTTCTAATTTTGTTAATTGTCCCATCGTTTTCAAGGAAAAGGGTGTTGGCATCCGCAGAATCAATTATGGCAATTCCCTTAGAGTCTGCTGTTTGCTTAACAACTAAAGTACCACTTGCTGAATATGCAGTATTATTAATAAGCACGTGACCACTACTGTCGAGGCGCATGCGTTCTGTGTTGTTGGTGCCAAACGTCATTGCCAAATCACTAGCTACAGCGGTAATTGCTAATGCTTTTACAGAGGCTCTGTTATCTACTGCTATGTTTGCGCCACGAGTGTTTGAACCATAAGCTAATTCAATAGCAGGTATTTGATCAGAACTTGACGGATCGGTTATTGTAAGTGCTTTACCATAGTTTGCAATGTTAGGCGAACTCGTGCCAATTCCTACCGATCCCGACGATGAGATGCGCATTTTCTCACTTAAACCAGAAAGCAAAACTAAATCATCTGCGCTTGTAGAACCTATGGCTCCACCATTAGTTGCGCCATTACCTTTTACTCGCAAGACAGTGTTATTATTTGAACTGCTAAATGTTCCTACAACACCTGTTCCATCCACAGTCAGCCCATCACTGGTCAAAGTCCCAGTGATGTCTACACCTGTGCTGGTGGTAGTTAGCTTCTCAGAATTAGCATGGCGTATGCTTACCGCCCCACCGGAGTTAGCAAGAAGATAAGTGTTCGTGCCGCCTTGGTCTTGTAACCGCAACTCAGATGCACGAACAAAAAGCCAACCGCCAGCGGAAGCATCATCAATATAGCTATGCGTTCCATCATGGTAAATCTGCAAATCAGACCCAGCGCCAAATATGGCTTTGTCGTTGTCTCCGAAGGTAAAGTCGGCAGATGTAGAGCCGCCGTCCATCGTGACTGTACCAGTAACGTCCACACCCGTGGCAGTCGTCGCCAGCTTCGCGCTATCTGCATAAGACAACGTACCAGCAGCAGTCTTACCGCCAATTGCATTTACAACCGTGTCAAGCGTATCAAGATCAGTGTTGATCTTTTCGCCCCAAGTATCCTCAGATGCACCGATTTCTGGCTTCGTTAAGCCATATGCTGTGGTCGTTGTATCAGCCATGATATTCTCCTATGCGGCGTCAGCCCAAGTTTCGCTTGAAGCCGAGGCGGGTGTCCAGTCCGTTGATGTGGGGGGAACAGCCGACCAGCTTTCTGGCGTGCTGCCTGCATCTTGCCACACTTTGCTTGACGGATCAACACCAGTCCAAACTTCAGGTGTGTCAGGGATTGGCTCCCACTTTTTAACAGCATTGCACGTCGTACTCAGAAGAGTGCTAATCAAAGCACCGCCCGACTGAACGCGGTTGCACGTTGCTACAGATGTTAGAACGCAGGCAATGTCAGCGCTGCTAATGTATATCGCCTCAGCGCTGGCCGACGTGCTGCACGCAGCAGATATTGCCGACGCAGTGGGCCTCACGCGAACCATGTCGGCGCTGGTGGTTGACGCAGCGGCAATTGAGCCATCTGCCGTGCGAACACGGTTGCAGTCAGCTGACGTAGTTGAGGCGCAGGTTGACGCTGCATCGCTCTCACGCACGCGCTGGGCGGCGGAAGTCGTCGTTGTAGATGTCGTGCTGGACGCAGACGCTTCACGCACTCTAACGGCCTCTGACGAGGTCGTAGACACGCTCACAACGATAGATGCGTCTAACCTAACACGAACCGAAGCCGCAGCAGTCGTTGTCGTGACAATAATCGTGCCAGCGCCGTCAGTGACAAAGCCATCAAGCCCGTAGTTATACGAGCCGTATGTAGCCCTGCCGTAGCCAGAACGATACTCAGCCATTAGTCAAGCGTAACGTCAAGATCACCCGCCGGGAGCCTAAACACATCACCCGTGTCAATCGCCTTGCTTGTGGTCAAAGCCGCGTAAGCAATTAAGTTGCCGCCAGAGGACGCGTCAAACACGCCAACGTCAGTCACCGTGCCATAACCCGCCGTGGCAACTGGCCACTCAATCGCAGCAGTGTTCGAGGCAGTGTTGCCGGAAACAGTAAACGTAACAGCCTGACGCGCATAACCGCCGCCAGATACTTCAGTTCCGCCGCCGGGATCAGATGGCGACGCAGTGTAAAGTGCAATATGCCACTCAGTCGGGCGGGTTGCGCTGCTTGTCGTGAAGACCCAAGTTAAAACTGTGGTCTCGAATGTGTTTGAAAAACTCATTTTAATAAGCCCTTATTTTCATGCGACGGCCTGATCCGCCAAATTTAGCTTTTTCACCTGACATATTTATAGCATCAATCGCGCTTTGATACAAAGCCGCCCAGATTTGCAAGCGCGCATCATCTTTGAGGTATGGCGCGGAGTGTATAAGCGAGCCATACAAATATGCGTCAGGGAAATATTCCAGCATCCAGTTGGACGTGTTGCTGTCAGACAGTGGCTCAATGCGCGCGTTGTAATACAGCTCGGCAGTGTAAGTGCCAGCGGGCGCAGGAAAGATCTCAATCTCACCCGCAGTAATCGCATAGTAGGCTGGCTCACCGCTGGTGTTAGACCTATTGTACTTGCGGTCAAGTAACTGAAACTGGCTAATTAATTCAAGCGGGCGTGACTCGCCTGACGTAATGTAAA